AAAACAAAAAAACGGACATTAATATTAATAAAAATATCAGTCCGTTCTTAATCATCTAAATTTTTAGTTGCTCGGTAGTAATACCTAATCGCAAATAATCCACTGATAATGGCAACCAAAGAGGCTACTAAGGTAACTATCGGTTGAAAGTTTCCTATGCTAACTATGGCACTTGAAATGCTTAATATGGTTGCTAAATCGGCGTTATGGTTTGTCATCTTTTATTTGCGGTTGTAACTGTTTAATTAATTCTGCGGCTACTGATTTAACTTGAATGTGCGGACTTGTGCTTTGCTCTATTACTGCTAATACTGCCTCCCATTCTTGAACTGTTAACTCAACTTTTAATTTTTGTACTTCTGTTTGTACTTCTGGTTGTAATTCTTCTTTGGTTTTCATGTTTTTTTTTGGTTTATCAAATGTACTTGTTTTATTCTAAATTATTATCAGTCGGTATTATCGGCTCAGGCGTAACTTCTGCTATCGGCTCAACAACAGGAGCAACGTAATCACCTGTAATGATTAAATTAAGTTGAGTAGCTACCCAATCATAAGCATAATCATTTGTTTGCCACGCATCATAAACTTCGCCTGACATAGATAAATTACCTTGAGCAAGTTGTTGCAAACTATCGCTTAATAAAGAATAGTAAAATGATGCTGACGTGCTTAAATTATCATTAATGCAATAAGCGTTTAAAATTGTTGCTTCTTGAACTGTGCCTTTATCCCATATAGAGATTGGTGTGATTTGTTTCATTTAGTTATTTTTTAAAATGTCTATTTCTGCTTTTAACTCCTGAATTGCTTTAACTAATGTAGCAATTATAGGCATTTCTGTTAAGCCTATAAAGCTTCCACTTTCAACGTAAGCTTGTGGTATAAATTCTCTTACTTCTTGAGCAATAAAACCTAAATTTTTTGGTGTATTTTGCTCACTTTTCATTCTATACAAGGTAGGCTTTAATCCTAAAATTGCATTTAATCCTAATTTAGAATCTTCAAAATCTTTCTTTTTATTTACATCCGATGTAGCAGTGTAAATACCTGTTACTGTATTGACAAGTGCAACTATTCCTCCTGTACCTGTAATTTTCAAAGCACTTACTGAATCTGCACCTAATCCTCCTCTAAATGTTCCGTTAGCTAAAAATCTTATGGTTTCGTCACCAGATGTTGTATCATTAAATGTTGCTACTAATCCACTACCTTGTACCTGCAACTTAGCACCATTATCTGTAGTTGTTCCTATTAATACGTTACCACCTGATGTGATGGTCATTCGTTTTGTAGCAGAGCCACCAGGACAAAAATAAATGTTGTATGAGGTTTCTGCAAATATTGTTGCACCATAATCAGTTCCTGTACCTGCAATTAAATTATATGTATATAACCCACCTCTAAAAGTACCGTTATTTAATCCGTAAGATGTTGCAGCAACCGATGAACTAAACGTAGCTGCTCCTGTGGCTCTAAATGTACCATTAACATCTAGCTTGTAACCTGCGTCTGTGGTTGTTCCTATTAGTACGTTGCGACCACTTGTTAAAGTCATTACATTACCAACTCCAACTAAATCAAAATATAAATTATTAGCATATCCTGAAGCAGCACCATTACCTCCAACTCCTATTTGATAATTTTTTCCAGATGCTCCATTATTTATTAAATCAACAAATGTATAACCTGTCGTTGAATTTGTTGCTGCAACTAAACTTGAATTAGTTGTTGATGAAATTGTTAAACTTGTTTGAACCCTCCCAGTCCCATTAACATCTAGCTTGTAACCTGCGTTAGTAACTGTACTATTTGTTAAAAGTAAATTACCATCACTAAACAAGGTCATTGCTTGGGTAAAGGATATAGCGTTACCTGCTGTGCCTGAAGGAGCGGTTAGCCATTGATGTTGACCTGATTGCTGATTATATAAGGTTGCAAAATTACTTATCTTGTAAGATGCAGTTCCACCACTCCATGATATATTTGTACCATTAAGGTTTTGATTTGCTCCACTATAAATTGAAGCACCACCATTAGCCATTTCAAATAATGTATAACCACTTAATCCACCCGCACTCGGTGTAACTCCTAAGCCTAAATTGCCTGAAGCGTCATTAATTAAATTACTATTTCCTATTACGTTTGCACTTGTAAATTTAGGAATGTAGTTTGTTGTGCCTGAAATAGCAGATGTAATATCAGATGTCAAAGCTAAAGTACCTGTAGCTGATGGTAGCGTATAGGTGTACGTTCCGTTACCTAAATTACCTGCATTGTTTATCGTGAATTTTGTTCCTGCTGAATTACTAAAATTTGCTAAATTTCCAGAGCCGTTATTGGTTACATATAAAGTTGCAAATCCTGTTGCATTATTTAAAAAATATCCACCAATGCCATTACCAGCAGTACCATTAATACCCGCTCCGCCAGTCCCAGTTGATTCACCATAAATTGCCGTACCTGTTGTAGCACTTGAATACACCCCAAAACCTGTTGTTGCAGTACCTCTAATTGCCTTACCAGATGTTGCTACACTACCAATAATATCACCACTTGTGCCTGTCATTGATAATCCAATACCATAAAGAGAACCTGTGAGCGTTTTATCTCCTGCAAAAGTCTGCGTTCCTGTGGTAACAACTCCACCAAATGAAGCTGATGCAGGTTCTAAATTTAAGACTGTGCCTGTAATGGTAGCAGCATTTGCGTTTGGACTTGCACCAATAGCTGATAATGACAAAATACCGCCATCTGCATAGTTTGGAATATTTAGCGTATTTGCTATAAAAGTAGCCGCACCTGAAGTGCCTGTGGTTGTTAATGTTATAGTTCCTTGTTTAGAATTAAACGTACTCCAATCTCCACTTGACAAAGCACCTCTATTTGTTGCAGATGCCGTAGGTAAATTAAAAGTATGCGTATCAACCGAACTTGAAATTGCAAAATCAGTACCTGTACTTCCAACTGCAAAGTATTGAGCCTGTTTGGTTAATCCGTTTAGCGTATTTATACCATTTGAGAATGTTGTAATAATCTCTGATAAATGATTATCCTCTGTATGCAAGGTAATTGTTCTGCCTGAATGGGTAACGTAAACCCGAATCGCAAGTCTGTCTGTTATTGTTAAAACAGTTTCAGGAATGCCAACAGAAGTATAATAAATATCTATTGCCGTTCCATTTGTTATACCCTCTGGCGTAGCTGAGCTTGTGCCTAATAGCGTAAACGTAGTGCCGTTATATTTGTAGACCTCTACGTAAAATGATGGCGTACCACCGCTAGATGATGCACTAAAATACATCTCTACGTTCCAATTACCTGCCGGTATTAATAAAGAGCCAGGATCATTTGCGTCTGTTATAAATTGCGCAATATACCCATCTGCGCCAATAGTAAAATCAGTACCTGTCCCGATAACAGGCGTCTTATTCATTTCGTAGTACGTATTCCCTACAAAAGTACCCTGATTTACTGAGCCATTAAGATAATAGGCAACCGATGAGCCACCGCCCCCATTTGTTGGAAAATCAGCCAAAGCGCCGTCACCTCTGATGTACTGAGATGCTACACCTGCTGCCGTTACTGCTAAAGTGCCTGAACTTGTTATAGGTGAGTTAGCTACGTTAAAAGCCGATGGCATGGTTAAGCCAACGGAACTGACTTTGCTATTGATCTGGTTCTGGACTTTGCCAAATGCTTCTAATATCGTATCGGTTGCAGCAATAGCGCCACCTGTGACCGATAAGCCTGTCAATAGTTTACTAGTCACTCTAGCATCTGTCACAATACCTCCGACAGTAGTCCTATACGCTACCTGATTGCCAGTAATGGCAATAGGTATTATATTAGCATCCGTTACCGAACTCGGTAATGCCGTAAAATCCTTTAAATAAACTCCATTTATAACTGGCATATCTTTTAATTTACAAATACATACAATCCACCACCATTATCAACATAAACACCTGAATCCTGCGCCCAAACATTATAAGCTAGAGCTGCATTTACAATCGCTCCATAGCCGGTAATAACTCCTGTAAATTTAACAAAATCTTCACTAGTTCCGCTAATCTCTAAAGATTCCAGAAATCCCTCACCTGCATCGCCCTCATTCGTATCTGTGTTCAGCATTGACCAATCCATAATCTGTCTTGACCTGCCTAAATCTTTTAACTGATCCCATCCTATTATAGCCTGATCCGTAGAATAAACCGCTTCAAAACTAATAGCATAAGAATGCAACTGAGGTAACTGTTTCTGAGCCATATCTTGCGTTGACTTGCAAGTCTTAATAAAGCTGATATTTTCAGCTAGATTATTACTCAGCAAACAGCCAACTGGCGTATCATTTATATAAAGCATTAAATCAGTCATAGCCTGTTATATTACCACTAAATTTAATAAAATCCTGCACCTCACCTACTATCTCTAGATTCTCTATAAATCCTTGCCCTTGCTCACCCTCTATGCCATCGCCTGTAATTTCCCAGTCTATTTTAACTCTTTCAAGCGATTTTAAACCTGTCCACGACATTATATTATTGTCGGTAGTCATAACACCCTCAAAGGGTATTGAGTAGGTGTAGAGCCTTCCTAATTGCGTCAGTCCGCCTGACTGCGAAGTCTTGCACGTTCCTAAAAAGGAAATCTGCTCAGATCTGCTTACAGAAGTCAAACACCCTACTGGCATATTGTTTATAAATAGCATCATGGTCCTGCTTTTACTGTTACTTTTGTTGTCGCTCCGTAATCTGGCACTAATGTATAATCTAAAGCAATCTCGTCATCTACTATCCTACCTAAAACTGCTTTACAGATGTTCTGCTGCAAGTCATAGTTTAAACTTAAATTCATAAAATAACCCTCTATTAAATTAATTGACCACCTCTGCAAAGGATTAAAGTAGCCAAATATAGAACCCTCAAACCTTACAAATGGTCCTGCATATAGTCTTTGTTTTTCTTCAACTGCAATCCGTAAAAATTCTTTATTAGCCTCATAAGGAACTGCTAGAATACTCTCAGATATTCCACGCCTTACCCATCGTTCTGTTAAAGTCACCTGATCATCTTGATAAATAGCGCCAACGTACATCTTATTAGGACTATCGCCATTGAAAACATTGATAGTTTCTGGCACAAAAGTAAACTTGCCTGTTTGCGTAGCCGTATGAATCTCACCTATTTCATCTCCAAAATCTAAAAATACATAGGCAGAAATTCTAGTATACACAATATTATATACAGTTCCTGATGGCGCTAATATTCTAAAAGTAACATTTCCACTTATAGGCACTGGATTAGATACAATTGTTTCCGTACCTCCTGCTCCAACTGTTGATCTAATTTGATAATAATTTATTCCTGGCTCTACTGGAGTTATTGCCCAGCTTCCATCTGCCTGTAAATAATGAGTGCTTAAGCCATCGTATAAACTAATTACAAAATTCATATCCGTACCAAATAGAGGATTTGGATTTTCATATTCAATAACAAACTTTACTCGCTCTTGTACAGTTATGTTTAATGTTACCGGTATTAAATTATTGTTTTCGTAAAAGTCTGTCAATACAGGATAAGTGCCACCCGTAGTATAAAATATTACTCCCCCAGTTGGGTATAAACCTGCATACATTGTGCCTGTTTTAGTATAGCCGGGAATAGTAACAAAAGCACAAGGACCAATAGGATCCCCTCCGCAGGTTTGACCTGCACCTGCTAAATTAGGATTAGCTAACATTTCATCTGTATTTTCAATCTTACCATACAGATATGACATTGACGCATTTTTATATGGTCTGTCAATCATTTTCATCTGGTCAGTATTGATATGAAAATAAGGAGCTGCTATTATGCCCTCGCTCTCGCCACCCAAAACCAAATCTAAATTCTCGGTAACTGTCGGCTGATCATAAATCCTGTACCCATCTAAATATCTTCTAAATACTAAGTCACCGTCAACTGCTAACTCTGTCGGTCTATAAATATACCACTCGCCACCGCTTTGTATCATTACCGCAGTCCATTCCTCTAGTATTGATCTAAGCACATCTTCACAGTTCATTGGCGTAAACTGATCATCTTTTAGATAACGCTCTGCATTTACATAAGCCATGTCTAAAGGATCGTAAGAATCGCCTTGCGTCATGCTAGTTTCATAAATATTAACACAAGTATTTAGCACTAAACTAGGTGCATCTAACCTAACCAGACAGGCTTCTATGACCTCAATAAAACTCTGCTTACCTAAATAAAAGTTTCCATCATTCTGGACATAACTTAAGTTTTTAAGCAAACCTAATCCATCAACTGCATTCACAGATATAACATAAGGTGCAAATGTAAAAGACTCCTGACATCCATCTGGAATGATAAAGCCTTGCCAGATTAAATCCTCAAAGCCTCCTGGACTAACATAACAAACACCTGCTGCATTTGCATAGGCTTGCCCCTCTGCCGTAAATCCGCTATCAGCATCTGCTAGAGCCTGAGCTGCTGCTTGACTTGTCACGCTATTGTAATTTTTAGTAAACACCTCTAAAGAACCCTCACCAGATGCGCAGGATGTTTCAAACACGGCTGAACGTATTGCCGTATAGGTTGTTGCTGAATATGTAGTGTAGGTTTCTATAAAAATATCAGTTGTCGGCACTAAGCTAACATCAATAGAAAACGGATAAGTTGTTGTCCTTTGTGTAGGCAGTCCAGTAATCTCTAAATTCATTCCCGGTATGCCACCCGCTGATGGTCCTGCTGCAAAAGGTTTTATTAAAACAGTATCGCCCTGATTTATCTCAAATGAACCTGATGCCGTAGTAAACTGTAAAACCTCGCTTACGCCATTAACAAATATTTCTAAATCCATCTCTGCTGCAACCTCACTCATGTCCCAGTTAACAGTCAAGGTGCATGGCTTTTGTTTACGATAAATCTGCACCATAAACTCACGCTCATTTTCTGTATATAAGTCCTCTAGCTCCAAGTTTTCAGTTGCTATTAGATTTAACGTACACTCAGAACCGATAATAGGCTCTAGCTTATTGCTAGATGTATTCTGATAGTTAATCTGTATAGGATTTTGTTGAGCATCAATTTCTATAGATGGACCTGCATAATCTAACTGCGAGATACTGCATAAGTATTCATCTGGAAAGCAATCGACTTTCCGAGTATCTCTGTCGCTATAAAACGTAAAATAATATTTTTGACTGTAACTCATGGTCCGAACCTCTGTAATTTTGCACCTGCTCTGTTTAACACACCGATTAAGTTAGTACCTGAAATCTCAAATACAACCCGACCACCGCCAAAGTCTTGAGCAGATCCTGCGGCACTTGTACTAATTGTTGATGATGCTTGTGGTATAGGTGCTTGTTGTTTCTTTTTAAATAAAGATGCAATCCCTGCTATTGCAGCAACTCCTGCTAAGATAGGTAACAATGCGCCTCCGGTTGCAGCCGTTCCAGTTGCTAATGCAGCAGTCCCACCACTTGCAGCTGCCGTTCCCCCAACTGCTCCTACTGCCTTTCCACCTATTCCTAATAGTGTGCTAATGCCACCTAATAAACCACCGCCTCCAGTTTTTTTACTTTGAGTAAAATCTTTACCTGAACTAATAGATAATAAACTTGTTACTTGCCTTGCTGCATCACTAGCAATTACTGAAAGTAAAGTATTTAATAATGCTTTGCCTAAGCTATCAAAAGATAGCTTACCATTCATTAAAATGTCATTAAAGAAAGTTTCAAAGTTAGTCTGTAATTTAGGCAATAATTGCTCATTGACATATATCTGAAAATCGGTTAATCCTAATTTTAAGGTATTGCCAAAATCTTTTGCAATTACTGGCGATGTAG